TAGTATTTGAAATTACATACTTGGTAAATACCGCCAACGTGCTTCACGCTATCGGCTAAACTTGTAATTGCTCTAACACCTTTACTCTTTAATAGTTTTATACTGTTACCTAATAAATAGCTTGTTGCGTTACTGCCATTTAAAACAGGTAACATACATAGTCTGGTTAGTTCTATTATATCTGTATTACTGTTCTTTACACCGAACCAACTTTTTACAGCGGATATTCCTTGAGGTAAACCATAAATTGCAACACCTACTAATTCATCACTAATAAATAAACCTACCCAAAATTTAGGAAATGGATGTACTGCATCTTTTAAATAATGGTATTTAGCCACAAAATTATTTGCTACTGATTTGCTAACTTCTTTTATAGTGAATATTTCTTTTGCTTTTATCTCTCGGTTTTTGAATTTCGCTACATCTTCATCAGTGTTAACTACTTTGTCAAATAAAAATAATTCTGTTTGTTTCATAATTTAGTTTTATTCTCTTAATACCGTACTTCACCTAACAATGTATATAAGCCATACAAGTACAGGCTCATATACTCAACGTTAGCAATCCTTTAAATATTCATCACACTCCTTTTCATCCCCCTCAAAGACTACTTGGTAATATCCTTGGTTGTCTTTATGCCAAATTCGGGACTTACCTTCCCAAAGGGGTACTATGCGATACTGGCCTTTTGTTATCATACCTTTTATCATCTGTGTTGGTACATTTTCTGTTTGAGGTCGAGAAGATACTCTTTTCTTTTTTGCCAGAACTCTATTCTTTTATCTGTGTAAGAGATGTGTTCAAAAACCTTGTCCATTTCTGTCATATATGAGTCCTCTTGCACCCCTTTGATTTCTTCCATATCAAGGTGCGGCTTATTATTGTTCGTGGCTCTAAGGGTGTCTACAACAGAATCAATTATCCTAATCACCTCCTCTTTTGCCCCAATGGAAATGTAAGCGTTTACTTTTTGTTTTGCGTGAATAACAGTGGCGTGGTCTTTATCTATAAACCTACCAACAACAGAGAGATTAAACCCAAGATGCACATGGCAGATATACATAAAGGCGTATCTCGCATCAACAAGTTTTGAATACCTTCGCTTAGAACGTATTTCCTCTTCCTCTATTTCTGTGACGCAAGATACAATTCTTAAAACTGTAGCCATCTTTGTTTTCATAAGACCCAGCTTCATCGCTCTTAGCTCTTTTATTTGTTCACTTAAGCTAGTTAGATTCATAACGTTCTTTTTCTCCTTTTAATTTTGAAATAGCACTTCTCATAGACTCATAGAGCTTCTCTGTGGTGTTATAAAGCTTTGTGTAGGCTCTGTATGCAGCTTGAGCGGTATCTCGTCTCTTAGCTATTCCAGAACCCGCTAACTTACAAACTTGCTTTGTCAACTCGTCTGACATCTTCTTTTCGTGGTCGTTCTTTATTTTCGTGAAGTTCTCCGCGAATTGTTCGTCGTAATCATTTTCCGCGGCAGACCTCAGAACATCCCAATGACCAATACGCGCTCCTATGAAGTCTAACATCCCAACAGCCTTTGCTTGATTCTCAAGAAGATGGTCTATACTCCCTGATGGAAGACCTTCGTTTATGTACCAATTACAAATTTCTGTTACCTTTTCCCGAGTTTGTTGAAACTCACTCTTTTTCTTTTGTTCACTCATATCTTTATTCTTTTATAAAGTATTCAGTGTAGATGTTCTCTTTCCAGTGAAGAGGGATTTCAAACCTTACGCAGTCGTCAATGAAGCCACCTACATCTTTAGGGGTGGGGATGAATACGTTAGGTTGTATCATGTACTGTTCGTCTTCTAGGTCGTGAAAATTCCCGCGAATATCCTCAGAGAACAGAAGAAATAAAAGGTCAAGACTACAATGCCTACGATAAAGAGCGTGAAGGTCAAAATAAAAGTCTGCATCATTCAACCTACCGAACTCAAAAAAAGCGTCAGCAAATCTTTTCACCCTACGAGGATTATCCTCTCCGTAAACATCATCAAGATATTTACCGTAATCGTTTAATTCGTCTTTAGTTGATTTCATAATGTTTAATTAATCTTTTTAGTGTTTCTTGTGCTTTTAGTAAGTCTTCTAATCCGTTCTTGTTTTTATATCTGGTGAGGTATTTTATGCAATTCCCTTCAAGTAGTCCAAGGTCGTTAGCTAAACAGAAGTCGTAGACGTCTATCTTGCTGTTGTAGTGCTTGGGTTTTATTGGGTTCGTTTCTTTTTCCCGCGAATCTTTCATTCAGCAAACATAAACATCTTTTCAACATAACCAAAAGAAAAGGTTAGGAAATTAACCTTACACACCCAATTAAAAAATATTTTGTACTTTTGTGCAATCTCTGAGAGAGGGTAAAAGAATTAATTATCTTTGTACATCGTTTTAGGTTAACCCTTAAAGCCCTCGCAAAACTCTCTCTCAGGATTACGGCGGGGGCTTTTTTGTACCCCAAAGGTGTCAGGGTAATCGGTTAACTCCTCCCTGTTCTCCACTTAGAGGTGGATTGATTTAAAGGTGAAACTTACAGCACCGAGTAACGGAGTTTTATTGTGTCTCCGTTTATGTCATTAAAATCAAAAACTACTTATCGAAAGGTTGGCAACACTTTCCTGCGATAGGGGCGTCCGAATCGTACCGAAATAAACTCATCGGGAAGAGACTCGTCTGTTGAACTGATTGCTTTTTCCTTTGGGGGCGGGGGCAACACTTTTCTTCAGACAACCTCTCCAAAACCTCTAAAATCTATCAGAAAGAGTTTGATTATTACTTTGTAATCTGGCAGAAAGTTAGTATATTCGTAGCTTACGACTTACAATAAAACTTATGGCTAAAGAACAGAAAAAGAGTATCTTAGATAAATACCCTAGTGTTAAGAACAGAGAGGTAGAAAACGTTAAACGTTTTAGTTCCCAAAGTATTGCTATTGACAAAGCACTCGGAGGAGGATACCCTAGAGGTAGGGTGATAGAGGTGTACGGACCCGAAAGTTCAGGTAAGACAACTATCTGTTTACACGCCATTGCCGAACTCAACAGAAATAAAGAACGGGTAGCCTATGTGGATACTGAACACTCGTATGAGCCAATCTATGCTGAGAGCATAGGGGTGGTTCCTGAGCTATTCCACCTTGTGCAACCAGACTGTGCTGAGGATGCTTTACAGACTATGGTAGCTATGGCAGAAAGTGGTGAGTTTAGTGCTATTGTTTTGGATTCTGTTGCTGCCCTTGTTCCCACCGCGGAATTAAATGGGGAGGTTGGAGACTCCACCATCGGGCTTGTTGCTCGGCTTATGAACCAAACTCTTCGGAAGATTACAGGCCCAGCATCTAAAACAGAGACTACCATCTTCTTTATCAATCAGTTACGAGATAGGGTTGGTGTTATGTATGGAAGCCCTGAGACTACTACGGGAGGAAAGGGGTTAAAATTCTATGCTTCTATTCGTTTGGATGTTCGGCGGCAAATAGACAGAGACAAGCCAACAGATAACGTAAAGGTTAAGGTGGTAAAGAACAAGGTTGCTCCTCCTTTTGGGTTGGCAGAGTTTAAGGTTCGTTATGGTGTTGGTATTGATAGGGTTAATGAGATACTTAACGAGTGTGTCCTTGCTGGGATAATTCAAAAAAGTGGAAGTTGGTTTTCTTACGGAGATACTAAGTTAGGTCAAGGAGAGGACTCTGTTTCAGATTTGCTCCGAGACAACCCCGAGTTGTTTGAAGAACTGAAAGCTAACCTTACATCGGATTAGGTATCAGTACCTTATCTTTGTGGGTAAGTTTAAGTTTCAATTATTATGAATATTCCAAGGGATTCCTACATCCAAAGTGTAATTTACACAACCCACGACAACGACTTCAAGTGGAGACTCGGGCAAGAAGTCGGCAGGCTCATTATAACAGAAATTAAGATTGACGAAGCAAGGGCGTACCATGATGGTATCTACCGAGTTATCGTTATGGCTAGTTTCGATGGTGGTGCTGAGTATCAATGGAAGGATTACCCTTACGGACAAAACACAGCATTAGAATGGGCGGTTGGAGAGTGAAGTTAGCTGATTGGCTACTTAAAGGAATGTACACAGAGGTAAAAGAAAATGCTCTTCGTCTTTGGGTAGAAAACGCTGAGTTGAAATATAATCTTGCTGAAGAAAAAAACAAGACTAAGGACTTAAAGAAAAAAAACAAAAAGCTTGCCGAAAGAGTCTATGGGACTGATAGCGGGAAGAAAAAGAAAAATCCAGAGTCTTCGCAAAAAGAAGCAAGAAACAGAAGAGGGAAATAATGAAAGGAATCGGAAGATACGTAATTAAGTTACCTCAAGACTTCGACCTTAAGAACTACGAGGATAAGGTAGGTGAGAACACCATCTACAAAGCTGCTCAGTTCGGGGCTGAGACAGAACACCTTATTCAGCATACAGAGCTTGCCGCTGTTCCAGAGTCAGAGAAGTTCCTTAAACCAAAGGATGTAGTGTACATGACCCACGGATTCTTTGATAGGCTGTACCAGTTTAAGACAAAAGAAAACTTTTTTGCTTCTATTGTAGAGGATGAGTGGAATGGTGATAATCGTAAAGATATAGATAGTAGGGTTATGTTTCCGTTGGCTCTGTTTACCCTTCGCGGGAAAAAAGCAAAGGCACTATACGAAAACAACATCTGCGATATATTATATAGGGATGGCGACCCACTTTCTCCTAACAGAAAAGCTTTTGCACAACAAGCAAAGGTGATAGACTCCCGCACTCACAAAAAGGAAACGACCATTCTATTCCTTAAAGACTCGGACTACCACATCAACCTTGGGGTGGTGGAACTTGTTTGTATTCCTGAACGATGGGTGTTTGGGACTTTGGAAGATGATAAGGTAAAGCTAAAAGAGGGTTGGAACTCTATTCGTGCTATTGACGGGGAAGAGTGGAAAAAGCACAGGGCTGGATATTTCGTACAAGCTAAAGACTTACAAGACAAGGGTATTGGAGAAGTCTTGGATGGCAAATTCGCGGGAAAGACAGTGCTATTCAAAAAGAAGTACAAGCTAGAAGAAACAGACAACGAAGAGCTATTCGTTTGCAAGGACACTCAAATTTATTGCACATTAGATAAGTATGAAGGAGTATGAAAAAAAGTCCAAGGAAGAACTCCTTGAGATTCTGTACAAGCTAGGTGCGTCTTCAACAAAAGTAAAGGCGTTCGAGTCTTACAAAAGACAGATTGATAAGATGATTGACCTGTTGGAAGACTTAGACATAGCAACAGCAGATAGTCTTTCGGACAGCTCAGAGAAAACATGGGACAGGGGAAGAGTCCTATTTGAGAAGCTACCCACATATATCAAAGACCTTGACGATATGGAGGCTTCTATCACAGAGGTAAGGTCTAAGTATTCCAAGGAAGCCGCGGAAGGAACAGCAGAGTCCTTCTTTAAGAAGTACGGAGAAAAAAAGTAACAACATTGAATGGCTTCATCTTCAGGACGTATAACCCTTTCGAGTCTTTATAAAAAGGCTTACGACAACTTTGAAGAAGAAAGAGAGCTTCGGGATATAAAGATAAAGCTTCCCGAGAAACCCCCTATAAAAGAAATTTCTAATTACCTAGAGTCTTCCGATAAGAAAAGGAAGTTCCCTTATATAAAGCTACCCGACGAGCCTTCTGATGAAGAAATGGAAAGGGAGTGGAAGCGCCGTAGAGAGGGGCTGTGGTTCTTCAACGGAAAAAAGAACAACATTCGGTTAGAGTATGTTACTGGGTATCACTATATGCTGCTTCAGTATTTCCCTGTTCTTCTTCCAAGCGGGAACATGGGCAACGCCTTTTTTGTAGATGCACACAGGGATGCTTACTACGTTTGGCAAGAGGTGGAGAAGTCTCGGACAATAGCAGGACTGATGCTGTTCTCAGGTCGGCGATTCTCAAAGACCACAATGGCAACGAATATAGGGTATTGGAAGACAACAGACGGCAAGAACAGAAAGTTCGGTATTCAATCCATGACCTTTGAGGATGCTAAGAAAACTGTTTTTCAAGATATACTCATTGCCTCTTGGAAGGAGATGCACCACATTTGGAAACCCGCAGATACGGGTAATGCTAACCCAACAGAAAGCCTAGTCTTTCAAGCCCCGCGGAAAGTAACAAAGAACAACAAGATAAGTGCTTACTACTTAGGAGGTACTATCGAAACATTCACGGCAAAGACAAATGCTATGGATGGTAAAGCCTTTACCTACGTCTACCACGATGAGATTGGAAAGGCAGAGACAGGAGTAGACCCAGAGGAAAGATACAACGTTGTAAAACCTACCATGTTTGTTGGGCCTCAAAGAAGGGGTACTTGTATGCTCACTACTACGGTGGATGACATGGAGAAGGGTGCGGCACAAGGAACCAAAAGACTTTGGGATGGCTCAGACCCTAAGAAAATCTCGGAAAAAACAGGGACTACACAAACAGGACTCCTAAGATACTTTAACCCAGCAGACTACGGGTACATAGGCTCGCACCCAATAACAGACGAACCCTTTGTAGATGAGTACGGATACTCTAATAGGGAGGCAGCGCGAGAGTTTATCGAAGACCAACGCTCAGAGCTTTCAGGCGCACAACTTATTTCCTTCAAACGTAAATACCCTCTCAACGAAAAAGAGATATTCCTTAGTGATGCAGAGGCTAGTTCTTTTGATACTGCAAGTATTGTGGAGCAAATGGATTACAATGAGGGTGGCGCTAAAGACATCATTCGCAGGGTTACCTTTTTCCGTGATGCAGGTAGTGGTGGCACTGGAGCTGTTCGGTGGAGAGAAGATGAGAACGGCCCTTGGTTCATCCGCGATTTTCCAGCGCCAGAAGACCAAAACAAGAACAGACCAATGCAAGAGGATAGGACTCAATTAGAGCCTACTAGGGGGTACTTTAAGATGGGCGTTGACCCTTTCGGTTCATCTGAGGTTCGAGACAAGCGTAGGGCTTCTAAGGGCGCAGGACTAATACTAGACATCAACCACAGATGGGTGGCTATGTACCACGCCAGACCCCCGAAGATTGAAATATTTGCAGCACAGATAATCTTAGCCGCGCAATTTTATAGTTGTGAGTGCTTGGTGGAGGATAACAAAGATTTCCTTGTGGGTGAGTTTCGTCGCCGCGGGTTTCTAGGATACTTGATGTACAACCCATTAGAAAGGGACAAAAAGAAGAAGTTTAAGAAAAGGGGTATTGCCACTACTTTAGATAAGAAGCCTGAGATGGTTCAAGTCCTTGCAAGTGAGATTTACGACCACATAGGATACAACGAGGAAACAGAAGAGTACGGAGATTGTGCGTTTCAAGCCCTTCTTCAGGAGTGGTTAGACTTCGAGGCTGCTAACTGGACTCCTTATGACCTTACTGTTGCTGCTATGCTTGCTGTCGCTGCTTGGAAAGACCAACGGATAGACCCGTTATCAGAGGTTCAAAGCATTGGTTTGGGTAAAATTAGAAAATTTTCTACAAAAGGTAACGGAGTAACGAGAAGAATTAAGTAAGTTTGTTGCATGAAGAAAGAAGATTTAAAAAGGATAGAGAACGCATTATTGGGTGAAAATGATATTTTGTCTGAAGATGTTGAACAGTTAAAAAAGATGACCACTATTGAGCGTGAAATTCGTATGGCGTATAATATTGGCGCGTTAGCTTATCAAACGTTTGTGCTTAATAATCCAGTAGATTTAGGGATTGACGATTTCAAGGCATCAAAGGAAGGGTATGTAATGGGGATAAAAATGATGTTAAAAGACCAAAGCTCGAATAAAAATGAACGATACCTTAGCTAAACAAAAGTTAGAAGACGAGATTATAACTGTTTCTCTTCTGTGCGCTCACTTCGAGGCGTGTGATAACATATTGCTAAATAGCAACTCCTTGTTCACGTTCAAGGCTAAATCGCACGTTAATCTAATCCGTAAGAAGGTAAAGCACCTTATTAAAGACATTGAGAAAAGGTTGTCAGAAGAGCAAGTGGAAGAGTTGGATATGCTTTGTGATTACTACGAGCAAGTTCTAAATCAAGCAGACAAAATGTTAGCTACTCAGATACACGAACTTCAAAATCAAGAGAAATGAATCTATATTTAATCCAACAAGAGGTTAACTGCGGATATGACACCTTTGATTCTGCTGTTGTAGCTGCGGAAAACGAGGATGATGCTAGAAGTATAAGTCCGTCATTTGAGACCCTTGATTATGGTAAAAATAAGTTGGAACCCTGTACGTCGTTTTACCATGATTGGGTTTGCGATTCAGATAAAGACAGAGTAAAGGTTACGTTCCTTGGGACAACCGAATTAGAAAGATGTTGTGTATGTTCTTCGTTTAACGCTGGTTAAGTGCGGGAGCAAATCAAAAGATTACGCCAAGGAAATGAAGATTGGTTAAGGTTCAAAGAAACCATCAACGAGTCAGACCTTTCTAAGATAAGCCTTAGATGGTTAAAGTCTACGGCAGACTCTTACGCTGACCACGGCACAAAAGAAGAGAGGTTGGGAGGGCTAATAATCAGTATGTTCTCAACTTGTTTTAAGATAGCAGACTCAGGAAATGGAGGGGAGCTTTACGATGGGGTTATGAACCTTTCCACTCACGATGATACAATGGGTAATCTGTTGCACAGGGTTCGCCGCGAACTTCCCGCGAATCTTCAGGACTTATGGGAAGAGGTACTAACACGAACAGCAGAACAGAGTCCTACAATACAAAAGAAACTAAAACACACTCCTTGTTTAATGGAGGAAACATTCTACGGAAAATGAACACTATAAGCAACGAGTACAAAAAGCTTCTAACAGAGCATCACGAAGAAAAAGAAACTTGGGGAACTAGCGGAGTGCTTCACTTAAGAAAAGTGCTTGACTTAATCCACTCCACGGGCTCAAAGTCTGTTCTTGATTATGGGTGTGGTAAGGGAACTCTCGGCAAGAAAGTAAAGGATAGTATAGAAATTAATTGGACAGATTACGACCCCGCGATAAGGGGTAAAAGAGTAAAGAAAAAGTGTGACCTAGTTGTTTGCACCGATGTTATGGAACACGTAGAGGAAGAGTTCGTAAATGCTGTTCTTTCAGATATTAGTGAATTGTCTAACGTTGCTTATGTCCATATTGCTTGTGGCGCGGCAGGGGAAATACTCGCGGATGGAAGAAACGCCCACATAACACAGCGGTCAATAGAATGGTGGCAAGACATGGTAGAGAAGAACATGGATGGAACAAAGGAATACTTTCCAGAAAGACACAGACCTCGCGGAGGAATGAATGGCAGAAGAAGCGGGGAAGACATTGCTTTAACTGTAATTGTGACAAAGTGAACCCTAACGATAAAGTATTCTGGAAGAAATTAATAGACCTTCGGCAGCGTAACATAAGCTACCGAGAACTTATTGATTACGTCAGTAAAAAAGGTATAAACCACCTGTCCTTTCGTGAGATTATCAGTTTGAATGATTCGATAGCTGACAACGACCCAGACTTAGCAACTCGCGCAGTAGCCCAAGTGATAACCACTCTGTTTAATAAAGTAAGACTTTGCGACACTTTGATGAAAGCAGAGAATTTCCCGCAAAAAGAAGCGATTCTAAAGATAGGAGTCCAACAGCTCTACGGAAAAGCAGAAACCTACGGACTAAGATTCGGAAACACCTTCACCAACCAAACTTGGAGAATACACAAGTTAGTAGATGAGTTAAAAAACCCCTTAGTTGAGGTAATATGGTGGAGCGTACTAGAGAGATTACAGTCTCTAAGTCCATTTATGAAGCTGTGGGAGGAGATAAGGAACCACGACCCTGAGATGTCCAACGGAAGTATTTGGAGGTCTACACAGCCTTATAACGGACGTATGATAAACTTTGAAAAGTAACGGTAAGTATGTTGTATGGATTATAACTACTTATTAGGAAACATTTTTCATCGAATAACAGGGATATAATCGGGATAAGGTAACAAACCATGCAAAGACCCCCAAAATATAAGCAAGTGCAGATGCCGTCCGACCCAGACATACAAACTAGGTTGGAGGTGATGTCTAAAAACTTACGGCGGGACTTATTAGACTTTCAAGAGTTTCAACAATTAGTAGAGGTAATCGACCTTAAAGAGTTATCTCTCAGGTGGTTAATAAGTATCAGTGACTCTTATCTTACTCGCGGAACAGAAAAAGAACGCGCTATATCAGGAATTATCTCTACATTTGCAACCATAGGAGCAAGAACCATAGACACAGTGACTCTAAACCTACCACTAGAAAACCTACAAGAACACCACCAACATCTCTACGATGGGATGGTAAGTGTGAACCTTAATTCTTGCGACACCTACCAAAACTACTTTGAAAGAATAGATTCGGTCATTAGGTTTGAACCATTTCTTTATAAACTTTGGCGGGAGATAAAAGGACGCATACAGCACAACAGCAAAGTATTCAAAAAGCTAGACGAACTACACGAAAGAGGAATCTACGAACTCCCCTCTTACAGCAGATGGAAAGGTAAGCACTATGAGCAACTATAACTTTTTGTATTGGGATGAAGCGCACTCCACTGAAGAGAAAGACAAGGTTGAAAGGCCAAAGCAGTCTGAAGAGGACAGGGTTAAAGAAGGTATCCCCCGAACGAGCAAAAAGGGAACGAGCGAAACATAAGACTTATGAAGAAATCGACGCAGAGTGGAACGGGTTATGTGATGGGTGTGGCGAAAGAGTTTGGCCTATTAACAACTCCCACCTTTTACCTGAAAGTAAATTCCCCCAATTCGCGGCAACTAAACAGAACATAAAAAAACATTGCCAAGAACACTGCCATCGCTTATGGGAAGGTGGGATAGAAGGAGTAAAGGATATGTTAGACTACGAAGAGAACATGAAAGTAGTTAAAGAACTAGATTACAATTATTACTTAAAGTTAAGAGCAAAGCACAACAGGAATGAGTAGAGAAGTAGATAAGAACGCAAAGGAAACAATGCTTATTGGTGTTAACATGGTAGCTGACCCAGTGGCATCAACTCTAGGCGCACAAGGCAAGCTAGTAACTATCAGTACTAAAGACCAAACTGTTCCCGACGGACAAGGTGGATACAAGATAGTCAGAGGAAAGGCTATAACAACCAAAGATGGTGTTACGGTAGCTAAGGCAGTAACAAGCGACGAACCTCGAACAGAAGCAGGGATACGCATGATTAAGGAGGTCGCGGAGAAGACTGTTGAAGAGGTTGGAGACGGAACGAGCGGCAGTACCATCCTAGCAAGGTACATGATGAACGAAGGTGTTAAAGCTATTAATGAAGGTGTAAATCACGTAGATTATTGTAACGGAATACAAGAGGCAGTAAAAGCAGTAACAGAAAAAGTAAAAGAACTTTCTAGGCCCGTAGACTCACAAGAGCTCGCCACTAAGATTGCTACTATCTCCGCGAACAACGACGCAGAACTAGGTAGCCTTATCGGAGAGGTGTTCGGTCAAATTGGGTTAAATGGAGCGGTTAGCATCGAAGAAGGAACGGAGTTTGAGACAACATTCGATGTAGTAAAGGGTATGGCTATCTCTAGTGGGTACACAACTCACCACTTCATCAACACCTATAAAGGCGAGTGTGTCCTTGAGAATCCTATCATCGTGCTGTTCTCAGGGGAGGTTAACACCGTGAATGAGATTACCAACGTTTTAGGTAAGTCAATGCAAGCTAAAAGACCTCTTCTTTTAATCGCGGATATTCAAAACGAGGCACTAGAAACAGTAATCGTGAACAGAGAGCGTGGAGCATTAGACGTTTGTATCGTTAAGCCACCATCAATGGGAAGCACAAGAGATGACCTCATGCGAGACATTTCTGCTGTTACTGGGGTAGAATACATTACCAAAGCCCAAGGGCGTAAGTTCAGCGAGATTGAACCGAACCTAAACGGTGGTGCTGCTAAAGTTATTGTATCTAAGAACGACACTAAGATTGTGGGGGGCTTTGGAACGGAGGAACAACTCGCGCAAAGAAAAGAAGAACTAGAAGAAAACCTTAAGCAATCAAAGAATAAGAAGTGGTTTAAAAGCCGTATCTCAATGCTTGAGGGTGGAGTAGCTAGAATCATTGTCGGGGGTAAGACAACCTCAGACATGAAGGAAAGATACGATAGAGTAGAAGACGCTGTGTTGGCAACTCAATCCGCGGCAGAAGAAGGATATGTAGCAGGAGGTGGAAGCACGTTCAGACATATTGCCCTTAACGAGAAGAAAGCGTTTAACGCAAGTGGCTATAACCCCGACTTCATTAAAGGGTATAACTTAGTGTTAGAAGCTTGCCTTGAACCTGAGAAGACTATTCTAAAGAACGCAGGGCAGGTGCATGAGGAAACCTTTTTAGATAGGTTATTCCCGCCGAAGCAAACGGAACAGCAAGAATACGGATATGGTTTTGACGCAAAGGAATACGAAACGAAGGTAGACCTAATCTCGCGAGGAATCATCGACCCTACAAAAGTATTAGACAGATGCTTAAGAAACGCATCTACAAATGCAATTACACTGCTCAAGACAGATTTCTTGATTTTTGACAAGTAAGTTTTAATTATGGCTCAGTGGTCTAAGTACGATTCCGAAATAGGAAAAGCGTTAAACAAAAACCCAGACATTAATAATCAGAAGTTGGCTGAGAAGCTGCTGGGCTTAAAGAGAAAAAGAAGCGGTGATTCAGTAGACTTGCTTAGGACATATATTGCTAGGCACAGAAAAGCGTTGAAGCGTAAACAATCCCCAGCTAAGGTTCTTATTTTTGACCTTGAGACAGCGCCAAACAAAGGTTACTTTTGGGGGCTTTGGGAGCAGAACATCCAAACAAGTTTTGTCATTGAAAATTGGTTCCTTCTTTCTTGGAGTGCTAAGTGGCTGTTTGAGGATGAGATATATAGTTCTAGGCTTACGGTAAAAGAACTTCGGGAAGGAAACGATAAAAGAATCATTCAAACCCTTTGGGGTATGCTTGAAGAGGCAGATGTCGTTATCGCACACAACCTTAATAAGTTTGATAAGAAAAGAGCGCAAACAAGGTTTATGATGAACGGGCTTCAACCACCATCATCTTATCTTCAGATTGATACACTACAACACGCTAGAAAGTCATTTGCTTTCCCATCTAACAGATTAGATGCACTTGGAGAGTATCTTGGAGTTGGTAGAAAGATGGAGACGCCTAAAGGTCTTTGGATGGATATTATGCAATGTACTGAGGCAAAGAATTATAAGTCTAAAGCAGCGGCTAAGAAAGCGGATGAGTCTTTAGATATAATGGTCGCTTATTGTAATCAGGATGTTCTTCTTTTAGAAGATGTCTACATTGAAATTCGCGGGTATGTCAAGCCACATCCAAATATCGGTCTATTCTCACATGAGGAAGGTATGATTTGCCCTACTTGTGGAAGCACTCACTTGAAGCTTGTCGGGGAGTATAGCACATCATCAAATACGTATGATGAGTATAGGTGCGAACATGGTCACACATCTAGGGCTAGAAAAGCAAACACCTCTATTAAAAACAACAAAGGGATAATGTCTAGCATCCCGAGGTAGTCAACATTACATCCTAACACCTTAGTTCTCCGTATTTTTGCACAAATCGTGTATTAATGCCCAAAGGTAAAAACGACAATTCAAAAAAGAAGTTAGGAGCTTTCCCAAATCCCTTAGCGAAACCATCAGAAAAAGCCAAAGAAGACTACGGCAAGGCAATGGCCTCAGCTATGTGGTCAAGAGCTAGAAGTGACGGGTGGAGTTCTTATGCTTCCACGCGCAAAAGAATCGTAGAGGCTCGGGAGTGGGTTCGCGGGACTCAAAGCATCTCTAATCTTAAAGACCTTGTTAATACAGGCGGGGGTACATCATACGCTCCTTTTAACTTCAACGTTTCCAACCCAATACCAAACCTTTCCAAATCATTCATCAACAGCGTAACTGGTCGTGATTACGACGTAGTAGCTGAAAGCCTTGACAAGACCTCTAAGGGTAAGCTTGACGAGGAGATGAAAAAGAAGAAGTTCAAGGTCGCGGCAAAGAAATACAAGAACGAACTACAGAACCTCGGGATTGATGCTGTCAATCCAATGGAGGAAGACTCTATCCCAGACACCTTTGAAGATGTAGAATTAGACTTTGAGCTAAACTACAAGACTGAGTTTGAGGAGTTTATAGAGACGGGTATCAACTTCGTGTTTAACAACAATAACATTGAAGAGAAGAAAAGCAACATCGCAGAAGACGCTATTACCATTGGCAGGTTAGGCTTAAGAGTCGGCTTTGACCATAACCGCGACCCATTCTTACGTTGGGTAGATTGGAAGAACGTTATTCATAGCAACTGCAAGAATAAAGACTTTAGCGATTGGTCTTACTTTGGCGAGGTAGTGGAGATGTCTATAGCAGAGCTTCAGATGGCGTCGGGTAACAAGTTTACAGACAAAGAGATATTCGAGATTGCGCAAAGATACGCAGGGCCAGATTACGGAAACAGAATTTGGGGATATGGAGCGTACTACGGACAACAAGGGGGTTTTGGTTTTGACGACGTTCAAGACTTTAAAGTTCCCGTTATGGACTTTATGTTCAAGACGGTAGATGACCAAAGGTATCTTATAAAACAGAATAACAAAGGTGGAATTTTCCGCCCGAGAAAGGTAGACGACAAGTACGAGTTACCACCCAACACAACTAAGAAGAAACTTAAGAGTGTAGGCTTAGAGGTAATCTACCAAGGGTATTGGATTGTTGACTCAGAGCATATCTTCAACTATGGTTTGATGGAGAATATGGTTCGCCCGAGAAAAGACGGAATCTATAGCACTAAAGTAGTATGTCCTTACATCGCTTACGCGGTGGATATGCTAGACTCTAAGGTAAAGTCTAAAGTAGAACAGATGATTCCCCTAGCGGAGTTTATGATGCTTATAGACCTAAAGCTACAACAGATGGTAGGACTCACACGCCCCACAGGGGTTGCTGTTGATGTTTGGTCTATGGCTAACCTTAAATCTGTCTCAGGAGCCGCGGGAGAAGAAATGGACTTAGGAGATGCTTTGGAAATGTACAACCAACTCGGTACGTACTTCTACGCATCCCAAAGAGAGCATGGCGGGTTCGTAAACCAAAAGCCAATCGAACAGCTAGACAACGGACTTCCCGCATCTACCATGATGATGATTGAGATGTATCGAAACGCTCAAGAAAGACTTTATCAAATAAGCGGTTTTAACCCTACGGTTGATGGAACCTCTATGGACAAGAACGCTCTTGTTGGTGTAGAGAAGATGCGATTAGATATGCACAACAACGCTGTTCGTCACCTTACCGATGCTTACACAAACGTAATTAGTCGTGCCGCTCATGTTACTGGATTGTTCATTCAGGACGCCCTTGAGTTTCACGGAAAATCAGATGCTTACGATATGGCTATTGGCTTTGAACGAGCCTTTAGTTTAAAGGAGATGGCGGGGTATAATTACGCTGAACTCGGTATTACCATTAAGTATAAGCCTAACGATGATGAAAAGGCTTACTTCGAGAAGAACTTAGAACGGGCGCTTCAAGGTGGGCAAATAGATATTAGCATTGCAACTCGCGCACGAAGAGTAGCAGACACATCTATTAAAGCCGCGGAGAAGTATCTCGAAAGAGCGGTAGAGAAGTACGCGCAACAACAACAGCAATTCGCAATCGAAAGAGAGCAAGCCAACGCACAAGCACAAGCACAGGCGGCAGCAATGGCAGAGGAAGAAAGGCGCAAGACACTTCAACTAGAATATCAGTTAAAGGCTCAGAATATGCAACTAGAGTATCAGTTGAAACAAGGAGAGTCACAACTTGACCACGTTGAGGATATGGCTAAGATTGAACTCAGGGCTGAAAAAGATGCTGAGTTGATTGAGATAGCCGCTGATATGGATGATAATGCAGATGACGGAAGGCCCAACAAGCCCACAGACAGGGCGCAAATAAAGGGTCGTGACGTAATGCCTAGAGTAAACCCTCAACCATCAGACGACGCTATTAATAGGGCGAAAAACTAAGATTTTTACCCCTGTTCTTAAAGCTCTAAACGTGAGCAATGAGTAAGGAACTCAGTAAGGCTCATCTTGTATAAATACGCAATTCTAAAAAGGAGATAAACTGAAGGTGGTTGCTTCCCTGTTTCTACTGAGGCTACTGTCTCTCTTGTGACTCCTAGCAGGTCAGCCATTTCTAACTGTGTTAGTTCCCGCGATTTCCTGAGATTACGCATCCCGTTTTTAAGTCGTTCAGTTGTTTGATTCCAAGAGGTTTGAAAGTGTTTAGATTCTTCGTCTATAAAGTCCATGTAGGGAATAGGTTTACATTCAGTCCGATAAGCAATGCTTATTTTTGCAAAAGTAATAAATTTTAGTCACATAAGTCAATTTTAATTCAATTACTATGGAAGAAGGTCAAATAGGTTTAGAAGATATTGGTAAAGCCGTAGCTAAAAAAAGCGGGGCTATTTCAGAGGAAACAACGGAAGCCAAATCAGAACCGACGGAAGCGAAAGCTGAAGAGGTAAAGGAAAAGGTAGCAGAGTCTTCTGCCACCGAAGAGCAAAGTTCTTTGAAAAGTGAAACGGGTGCTGTGTTAGATTCTACTGAGAAATCGGCGGAAGATACAAAGCAACCAACAGAAACCACTGCTGAGTGGAATGAGCAATACGCAAAACTCGCGGAGCAAAACGGATACGTTAAGCCCCAAGATGAAGACGAGTTCATTTCAAGAATTAAGCAGTTACGTTCTGAGGGAATAGATGTTGAGAACCCTGACTTTTGGGCGGAGAAGACTGTTGATTATTCAACGTTCGACCCTAAAGACCCAAAGCAAGCTCAAGAACTAATCCAAAAAGAACTAAAGATAAAGCGTCCAGACTATAATAGTTTGGATGTTCAAGACCACCTCGAAGAGTCATATCCTGAACTCTATGAGTCGTTCAACAAAACTGAAGATGACTTCGACACAGATGCGGAGTACGAATCAGCAAAAGAAAAGTGGAACGATAAAGTAGAGAAAGCAAAACGGAGATTGACTCGGGATGCGAATGGTGCTATTGCCACGTTAAAGGAACGTCAGGAGAAATTCGGACTTCCAAGCTCTAAAGAAACACAAGAGCAGCGTGAACAGCGAGAGTCACAACAAGCGGCGGCAATCCAAGCTTATAATAACTATGCTGATAAAAAGGTAAAGTCATTTGAAAAGCTAGGAGTTGAAGTAGAAGGCGTAGGTCATTTTGAGGTAGAGGTAGATGATTCAACTCGTTCTAATGTTCTCAAGACCATGACGAACCTGAACGAACACTGGAACAAATACTTCTCCGAAAATCCCAACGACCCTCTTAGCGATGATATCACAACAGATTTAGCGTGGGCATCGAAAGAGTTTAGGGAAAAAGCACTCAATGTAATTGTTGAACAAGCGATTGCAAAGAGTCAAACTGAGATTATTGATGCTCAAAAGAATCAGAAAGCTCCAAGCTCACACAGCTCAGAGTCGAAAGAGACTATTGACATTATGAGGCAGATTGGAACACAAGTTATCAAAAACTCCCATTGATGAGGAAAATCGCGGGAGGATACTAAGGGTTTCATTCTGTCAATTATTAACGTAGAATAAATAAACAACAAACGACATGGGATATAATGTAACCCCTTCAGCCGTTCGTACGACTACCAATAGAAACTACGTCAACTCTCAGGCTATTTCAAGCTCTATTACAAACTTGAACTTGGAGAAGCCTATTGTTGACCCGAACTTAGTTCGTGGTTTCCGCGGTCTGTTGACAACCTTTGTATCAAGCATGGGTGCTATGAATGGTGTAGACAACCCTTGGTACTCTCACGTAGAGAAAGATTGGATTCGTGAAATCGTAAAACCTTCAGCTTCCGTAGCTGCTGGTTCTACAGCGGGTGCTTCAGTAAATATTAGCGCTGCTTCTGGATACGTTCAGAACATCTCTAACTCTGCTGCTCCTGAATACTTCGAGTCTTCTACAAGCGCAGCTTACGTTCCTGCGGTAGGTGATATTCTTGTAGTTCCAAACGGCGCAAGTCCTGTACAGGTTCTTGTTACTGCTGTTTCTGCTGCACAGTTTACCATCTTCCCACTTCTTGCTGGTGATACAATTCCAGCGGTAGGAACATCAACAGAGATTGTACGTATTGGAACAGCCTTCCCAGAAGGTAGCTCTGCTGCTGCACCTCGCGCTTCTCGCATCAGTGGATATGAGAACAACCTTCAGTCTTTCCGAGACGCTTTCAAAGTAACTGGTTCAGCTTCGACTTCATGTACTTGGTTAGAGAATCTTGGTGAAAGTGGAAATGGTTATGCATGGTACTTGGAAGGTATCCGAGATACTGTAGACAACCACGAAACTGACTGTGAGGTAACAATGCTTGTTGGTGAGAAAGCCACAAACACTACTCTTGCCGCTGTAGCTGGTCAGGGTACAACTACCACAACAGAAGGTTTGACTCCATTTGTAGAGTCTAATGGTCAGCGTGAAGATTACGCTTCTGCCATTGATTTAGGAGACATCGCCGATATGTCTAAGGCTCTTTGGAAGTACCAAGGTGCTAAGGAGAACTACTTGTGGGTTGGACACGGTTTGTCTATATCCATTGATGATTTACTTCGTACTTCAAGCGGTTTGACTGCTGGTGGTATCATGTACTCTAACATCAGTGAGGACAAAGCGGCTAACCTTAACTTTAAGTCATTCACTTATGGTAACGTAACTTACCACAAGAATGTACTTGATGCTTACACTCAGCCGAACTTGTTGAACGCAACAGGATTACAGTATGACATTCAAGGTCTTGTAATTCCAGCCGACAACGTGAACGCGCCTAAAGACGGACTCAGAGGACAAACTGAATCTGTTCCTTCTCTACGAATTAACTACCTAGACCGTGAAGACGCGGTTAACGGTTATAAGGAGTGGGCAACTGGAGCAGCTATTTTGGATACTCCTACTGATGACGAAGATGCGATGACCATTCATATGCTTTCACAAAAAGGTTTTGAAGGATTCGCTGGACACCGATTCGGGCAGTTCTATACCTAGAATTATATTGAAGGCAACGTGTGGGGATGGCGACTTGTTCATCCCCGCGCAACCTTCGATAACATAAGATTACATAGTTAAATTTTAATACAAATCAAGAATGCAAACAGCAGAATTAAACAAGGGTGCTATCTTTGTAGTCAAAGAAAGACCCAACAGAACCTCCACTACTCTCGGGGGAAAATACGGGGCTAAAGGCAACGTAAACACAACTCAACTCGGAATCAAAGCATACGCGACTATCGTAAAAGATGGCGTCTACAAGCAAATCGCTTACGACCCAATCCTTTCTTCTCGCTTTGGTATCTACACAGAAAATTGGGAAATGTCTAATGATGAGATTGATAAGAGATTGTCAAACTTAAAGAAAATCGTTTTTAACGGCGGTATCATGTGGACAAGACCTGAAGAGAAAGCTCTTAGAGATTATTTAAGAGAATACATGGAGCGTCCGAACGCCACTCAATCCTTTTACGAGGTTAACCCTGCTAAGACGGCAGAAGAGGAAATGGCTCGGGATATGCTCGAAACAAAAGCAAAACAACTTGTTTATAGTGGTAGCGAACACGATGTCGTTAACTACGCTATGGCGCTAGGGATTAAGACAAACGAAGACTCTCAACTAGGAGGTCATCGTCGTCCGTTCAAGTCTATTCAGTGGGATTTGTTAAAATTCGCGGAGGAAGACCCAGAAGGTTTCCTTAATGGATGGCAAGACCCCGCAACAGAAAAGCAAGTACAAGTACGCAAAGCACTACAGAAAGGTGTTATTACGTATGACCAAACACGCAACTCCATTAATTGGAGAAGCAACGGAAACATTATCGCTACCGCTCCTGCTGGTGCATCCCCTGTGGAACACTTCGCAGCTAACGTAGACCATGATGAGCAATACTTCAAGTCTTATCAAGCTATGGTAGGAATGATGGAGGAGGAATCTCCTAATATGACTATTGAAGAGGCTAGAGATTCTATTCAAGATATGGGTGCTGACATCGCAGATGACATGAGCATTGGTACTTTGGTGGAGTTTGCCCTTAACCAAGAGGTTATTGAGACTCGC